TCCGACCGCCCTCTCCCCGAAATCACCGACGAATTCAATTTAGAAGACCATCTTGGACAAATTGACCCCGAATCAAACGAATATTTAAAAGAAAAAGAACGCGTTGAATATAAATATAATGCCGAAGATTCATCTACTGACTATGATTTTTTATATCCCGAATTAAACGACCCAAATTTCAATATCAAAATCGCCAAGAGAAAGGAATTCAATGATACCAAATACGACGGCTCTATACAAAATATCAAAGAGTACGCCGAACGCATGTGCAATGCCGAATATGAACTAATGCCTCACCAAATATTCGTCAAGAATTTCCTATCATTTCAAACCCCATACAATAGTCTATTATTGTATCATGGCCTAGGCACCGGCAAAACGTGTAGTTCCATCGGCATCGCCGAAGAAATGCGTAATTATATGAAACAATTGGGTATCCGTCAACGCATCATCGTCGTCGCATCGCCAAATGTCCAAGATAATTTTCGTATGCAACTATTTGACGAAAATAAGTTGAAAATGGAGAATAATATATGGTCTATGCAATCATGTATAGGAAATTCACTATTAAAAGAAATCAACCCCACTAGCATTACAGATATGCCGAGAGCCAAGATTATTTCCAATATCAAATCCATCATTAATAATTACTATGTCTTTATGGGATATGTAGAATTCGCCAATTATATTTCCAAGAAAACGTCGGTATCCATTGAAACGGGATTCTCTGACCAAGAAAGGCATCAAATGAAAGTCAAGAATATTAAACGTGTGTTTAATAGCCGTCTCGTTATCATTGATGAAGTTCATAATATACGTATCACTGACGAAAATAAGAATAAACGTATCGCCCAACAATTGTTTGAATTGGCGAAACATGCCGACAATTTGCGATTCCTATTCTTATCTGCAACACCCATGTATAATACATATAAGGAAATCATCTGGCTCACAAATCTAATGAATTTGAATGATGGGCGGTCACAAATTGATATCAATGAAGTATTTGATAAAATGGGACAATATCGTGAACCGAAAACGGGTATAAACCAAGAAAGTGGCCGAGAATTATTGCGACGAAAACTCATTGGTTATGTCTCATATATTCGCGGCGAAAATCCATACACATTTCCTTATCGCATTTATCCAAATACTTTTGCTCCCGAACATACATTTACTATAGATTCCAATAAGGAAAAAGTGTCTACACTGACTTATCCCACAATACAATTAAATAAAGTAGCCATGGATGAACCATTAAAATATCTCAACGTTTTCGTTTCGCAAATCGGAGATTACCAAGAAAATGGATATTCATATATTGTGAATAGTATGCGTAATAAGGCGAAACAATCGCATTCGGAAGCATCTGAACTTCCCAATAGTGAAAACTTGGATTCATTCGGTTATACACTATTAATGTCGCCTTTAGAAGCCCTCAATATTGTTTATCCTAATCCGGCATTGGACCGAATATGGGCAGAACGTGCACAGAATCCGGGTGAAGATATGAATAACGATTTAAATGAAGATATGTTCTTGGGTAGCCAAGATATAATTGCCGATTTAGTAGGCAAGCAAGGTCTCAATAATATAATGTCTTCCATTGACGATTCTACCAAGAAAATACCGCAGCGATATAATTTTGAATATAAACCCAAGATTTTGTCGCAATATGGTCGCATATTTAACCAAGAACATATACACAAATATAGTAGTAAAATTGCGAGTATTATAAACAGCATCCGCAAATCGGAAGGTATTATATTGATTTATTCGCAATATATTGACGGCGGTGTTGTTCCTATTGCCCTCGCCTTGGAAGAAATGGGATTTTTGCGATATAGTTCGGCGGCCAATACGAAGTCACTTTTCAAAAAGACGCCGAGTGAATTGATGGATTCGGTAAAAATGTTGCCTAAAAGTCAAGTTCCGGCCAAAGAGTTCAAACAAGCCCGATATATGATGATTACGGGAGACAAGGCATTTTCGCCGAATAATGCTGCTGATATTAAATACGCGGTTGACCGCGAAAACTGTGATGGTCACAATGTAAAAGTAATTTTGATTTCAAAGGCGGGGTCGGAAGGCTTGGATTTTAAATGCATTCGTCAAGTCCATATTATGGAACCTTGGTATAATATGAATCGCATTGAACAAATCATTGGTCGCGGAGTTCGCAACTTGAGTCACTGCTACCTACCTTTTGAAAAACGCAATGTGGAATTATATTTGCATACGACGGTCATGGTCCGCAATACGGCGGAAGAGTGTGCCGATTTGTATGTATATCGTTTAGCCGAAAGAAAGGCCGTGCAAATCGGACGAGTGACGCGACTTTTGAAAGAGAATTCGGTGGATTGTTTATTGAATATTTCGCAATCCAATTTCACGGTGGCTAAATTGAATGAATTGGCTGCGAACCAAGAGATTGAATTACATTTATCAAGCGGCGACAAAATCATTTATCAAATTGGTGATAAAAAATTCACGGATATTTGCGATTATATGGACAATTGCGAATATACGTGTGCACCGACCGCTGAAATCGCCGAATCCGATATCATAAAAGATACGTATAATAACGAATTCGTAAGCATGAATAATGCACGTATTGTAGAACGCATCCGTCAATTATTCAAAGAAAAACATGTCTATAAACGCGAACAACTTATTGCGGCTATTAATATAGTCAAACAATATCCTTTAGAACAGATATATTATGCATTTACTTATTTCATTAAAAATAAGAATGAAATGTTGGTTGACCGATATGGACGCCTTGGACGATTAGTTGATAAATATAGTAAAGAAGGCGAAATCGAGTCGGCATATTATGTGTTTCAACCTGTAGAAATAACCGATGAAAATGCTTCAGTATATGACCGTAGTGTTCCTGTAGAATATAAACGCACCAATTTGGCCTTGGAAATACCGAAAGATTTAGACCAAGTGCTAGAACCCGGTCAAGACCCAAGACAAGACCCAAGACAAGACCCAAGACAAGACCCAGGTCAACAAGGTCCTGGTATTAAATCGGTTCTTGGCCAAGAAGGGCTTTTAAATCAAATGAAGTATATGGATATATTGAATGAATTTGATGAACATTTGAAACATATTTATGCGGCAGATATGCGAATCCCGTCGGCAGAGAAAGAATGGGATTGGTATATGCATGCACGAAAAGTGTGCGACCATATCAATACTATATACAACATTTCCCAAGATTTACTTTACAAATATTTCATTTATCATATGATTGATATGTTATTATTCCATCAAAAAATGGTTATTATAAACCAAATATATACTCCTTCTTGGAAACCCACCAATAAATATTCGGCCATAGAGATTTTAATCAAAGAATATTTTGATAAAATCATGTTGCAAAATCCCAAGAAACTAGGAATATTATTAAACAAAGACAATTCTTGGAAAATAATGGTTCAATCCGGCGATACTGAATCTTGGTATGAAGGCGAACCGGAAGATACTAATTTGTTTGCTCCCGATATTATGAAACTTATTGTTCCTACCAAGAATTTGCGGGACCGAGTCGGTTTCTTTGCCTTATTTAAAAATACGGAAATGGTATTTTATGTAAAGGATATGTCTAAATCGCGGAATTCGGGGGCAAGATGCGATAGTGCCGGAAAAGTGCGAATTGTTGAACTATTAAATCATATACAACGACTTGCGACGTATACCCCCGAAACATCCAAATTCATATCACAATTAGGATTATGTATAATCTTGGAAATGGTTATGCGAAACATGACGGACCAATCAGCGAATGGACAGTCGGTAAACTTCTTGCGACCCGAACAAGCGACATTGATAAAAATCAAGGAACTGTAAAATTGAACCAATAATATATTATTATAGCAAATAGTATAAAATTATTCTCATATACTATATTAATCATGTATACTCAAACTCAAATAAACCCATCAAATAAGCCATTAAACCGTAATCAAGGTAGAGGCCATGGTCAAGGCCAAGAACGTAAAGTATATGGTGTGTATATCAAATCTGCGTTAGAAATGAAAGTTATATTATCCATCAATGAAATCGGCAAGAATGTGAAACAGAATTTAGAGCGAAAAATTGTGTCTCAAATTGAAGGTAAATGCATTGCCGATGGATTTATTCAACCCAATTCGGTTCGTATTATCAACTACTCTAGCGGCAATGTATTATCCGATTTAATTGAATTCCATGCGGTTTATGAATGTATGATTAGTCATCCGGTTGAAGGTATGATTATGGAAGCCAAGTGTAAGACACTAACTAAAGCCGGAATTCACGCACAAGTCATTGACGAAGATGGGAATATACCAGTCACGGTATTTATCGCACGCGACCATCATCAAATGAATAATATGTTTAATTCAGTGACTGAAGATTCAAAAATCACTGTGCGTGTGATTGGAACCCGATTTGAATTGAATGACCCGTATATTTGTGTAATTGCGAAATTGATTAGTTCATCGTCGGATAACAAATAGAAAAGTAGAAAAGTAGAAAAGTAGAAAAACAAGTTAAAAAAACCGTATTATTACATACAATAATGAATATTTTTGAGAATAATCTAGAAGCGATTAAACAATATATTGAGAATATGAATAAACATCATCATGTTGAAATTTTGAAAATTCTCAAACGAAATCCCACCATCAAATTGAATGAAAACAAAAGTGGTGTCTATATCAATCTTTCTTTTTTACCACAAGATACTTTGACTGAATTAGCTGAATATATTCATTATATTCAAGACCAAGAATCGGCTCTATCCCAAAATGAAACGCAAAAAACGGAATTCAAAAATCATTTTTTCTTAGAAAAAGATAATAAAGACGAGCCGATATCTTATAGTAGTTCAAGTGCTAGATAAATGACTACATTTTTAAATCAAATTTTATATAATAATAAAAAATTTGATTCATATGATTCCATCGCCAGTTTAGATTCATTTATGCATAAATCTGTTATAGTTTCTGATAGCTTAACGGCTAATAGCGAACCTATATTTGAACCCATAAATGAAAATATAGAAAATGAACTAACCCCAATTCCATGCGAGACCAGCGTTTTCACAATTCCTCGCAATGAAGATACCTTATTTTGGTGTATTTATATCGCAAAATTCGGATATGCTGATTATATAGCCATTGGGTCAAAATATAAAAATAAAGAAATTGAAAAAAAACAGGAAATGATTGATATCGTTAAAAAATCACCGGCTATACTAAAGGGCACTACATATAAGCTTACCAAAGTAGCCGTGCAGGAAATCTTGGCTGAATTAATGATTAATAAAAAGACGTCCATGAATACATTATATGCTATGTGTATTTTGTATAATTTGAATATATATATTATAGATGAATCGGTGAAAACCTATTTGCATTATGCCCCGATTGAAACGCACGATAAACTGACTGAATTGTGGATTATACGCAAAACGATAGATGGATTTTATGGTATTGATATGGATACGAATCTGACCAAGATAACTAATATTGTGAATACATTGCTTCATATAGAGCATGGACCCAAACCATGTAAAGGAATGTCGGTATATAAAGTCGGAGAATTGGAAGATATGGTGAAGAAATTGGGCGTTTGGCCAAAATTAACCGATAACCCAAAATCAACCGATAAAAAGTTGAATAAGACGGATGTATATGCTATCTTACAGAAAACGCTTGGATTCCTATAAAATTGATATAAACAACATAAAAATATAATATGCGATTATACTATACACTATTATATTTTACAAATAATGCATAAATATAGCATTCATAATAAAGACGATGTTGGCGACCGACCGAAATCTGACCCGAAATCTGACCCGAAATCTGACCCGAAATCTGACCCGAAATCTGACCCGAAATCTGATTTTGCACAAATGGTTAAAAACTATTTAGCAAGTAATCCGATGGTGCGAGTAGATAACAAGTCGAGCGAGATGGAGGTGCGTTTTGGAACAAATACGCGAGTCGCCAAACCTCTTTCCAAAATTGATTATGATAATGTCGTCCAACAATTATATGCCGCCGGATTTACTACGGCCAATCCCGATGGACTTCATATATTGCGTATTTATAATGAATTCATTAATCAACAAACCGGTTATACGAGTATGTCTAATATTCGTGCCGAAATGGTAGGTCTGGATTTAATACAAGAATATTGCCGAACAAATAGCATTCAAAAAATCATGGATTTGGCGTCTTCATTATCGGCGAAAGGAGATAAGGTCAAATTCACTCAAAAATCGCAACCAGGACAAAACGACGAAAAACATCCGCCCATGCGTAATGTAGAATTCCCCGATTTCAATTTCCGCGTGGCGTATCAAATGGAACAGGATTATACAGTCCGGTCTAATATTGCGAAAAACATTATTAATAAATGGAATGATTCAAAGAAAACATTTCGTTATATTAATCGTGTGCGATTTTCGCATCCAATTTATCCCATTTTCGCCGATATTAGTATTGTTAAAGGGTCCAAAATCACACAACGAAAACAACCGATTCCACAATATACTATACAAGAAGCCGACGTATTCGCCAATGCAGAAGCATATGAAGTGGAATTGGAAATAGATAATTCGCGGGTCGGACCCGGAACGCCATTTAGCTCACATGTGCCTTTATTGGCCGATATACGCAAATGTATTCGTATTGTATTGGGCGGTATTCAAGGAACGAATTATCCGATAGCATATAGTGAACGAGATACGGTATTACAATCATATATGAAAATGGTGCATGGCCAAGATTATCAAATCCGCCGCATATTTAGTAAAGATTTCATTGGTCCGTCGTCTTATACTTTACAAATCAAAAATATCATGACCGAATCAGCCGACTCTAATATCCATAATATTCGGCGAAATTATACAGTAACTGATAAAGCCGATGGTGAACGCCGATTATTATATGTGAGTGAAAACGGACGGATTTATATGATAGATTCAAATATGAATGTATTGTTCACAGGCACAATATGTGTAGACCAGACTCTGCACCAGAGTTTGGTAGATGGTGAATTTATAAAGTTGGATAAACGCGGCAATATTATCAATTTATATGCCGCATTTGACCTTTATTATGTGAATGGAAAAAGTGTTCGCGAATTGGCGTTTATTCCACAAAGAGAGGCCGATGAAATCAAAAACTTTCGCTTACCTTTATTGAACCGGCTTATAACAAAATTGCGACCCCGTTCTATTATGGAAACTAGGTCGGAAACGGGTGAAAAAGGCCAAGAAAAGCACCTAGTCAAAGAATCGGGAATGCCGTCTGAAACGGATAAATCATGTGATTTTCACATCAAGTGTAAAGAGTTTTATTCAACCAGTGCCGATACAACTATATTTGAAGGTTGTTTGCGCATTTTGACGAATGTAAAAGACGGACTATTTGAATATAATACAGATGGTCTCATATTCACTCCTTCAAATACGGCGGTTTGTTCTAATCGGGTCGGCGAGGCCGGACCACTTTATAAAACAACATGGGAACAATCTTTTAAATGGAAACCGCCCCAATTCAATACGATTGACTTCTTAGTCAGTTTTAAAAAAGACAAGACGGGAAAAGACGAAGTTCATAATATATTTAATGAAGGCACGACACTCGGCGGATTACAAGAAGTCCAACAATATAAAATACTTATTTTGCGATGCGGATTTGATGAACGCAAACATGGTTACGTTAATCCATGTTTAGATATTATAAATGACCGTTTACCTGTGGCTGGCGAAATAGATAATGAAGAGACTTACAAGCCCGTCCCATTTCAACCTACAAATCCATATGATAAAACGGCGTGTTATAGCAACCAATTATTACAGATGGAAGGTAATGGTAATTTGATTATGAAGACCGAAGAAAATGAATATTTTGAAGAGGATATGATTGTGGAATTCCGATATGATTTGACTAAATCGGGGGCTTGGCGATGGATTCCTTTGCGAGTTCGGTATGATAAGACGAGCGAATTGCGGGCAGGGATGAAAAACTACGGCAATGCATATCATGTTGCGAATAGCAATTGGACGTCTATACATAATCCGATTACCGATGCGATGATTTCAACGGGCGAATCTATTCCCGATTTCTTGTCTACGGAAGACGGCGATATATATCATCGTCGTGTAAATCAATCTAGCACCCGGTCTTTGCGTGATTTTCATAATTTATTCGTAAAACGTAAATTGATATTGAGTGTATCACAAAGAAATGATACGATGATTGATTATGCGGTGGGAAAAGCGGGCGATTTGCAGAAATGGATTCACGCGAATTTGTCGTTTGTTTTTGGTATTGATATTTCCAAAGATAGTATTCAAAATAATTTGGATGGGGCGTGTGCCCGATATATCACGGCACGAAAACAATACAAACAAATGCCGGCGGCTCTCTTTGCGAATGGAAACAGTGGAGCAAATATTCGTCGCGGCGATGCATTTGTTACCGAAAAAGACCGCGAAATCGCGAGGGCAGTTTTCGGTGAAGGACCGAAAGACCGCAATTTATTGGGACTTGGTGTATATAAACAATACGGCATTGGCCAAGAAGGCTTCCAAATCAGTTCGTTGCAATTCGCGTTGCATTATTTCTTTGAAAATAAAACGGTATTCCATCGGTTTATACAAAATGTGGCTGAATGCACCAAAGTCGGCGGATATTTTATTGGGACGTGTTATGATGGCGAAACCGTCTTCCGGCTATTGCGAAATAAAAATGAAGGCGAATCGGTGGCGTTTATGGAAGATGGCTATAAATTGTGCGAAATTACTAAGCGATATGCACAGAGTGGTTTCCCTGATGATGATGCGGGCCTAGGATATGCGATAGATGTATATCAAGAAACATTTAATAGGTCATTTCGAGAATATTTAGTCAATTATCCATTCTTGGTGCGAATTATGGAGGATTATGGGTTTGTTCCTTTGGCGAAAGAAAATGCGAGGAGAATGGGATTGCCTAATAATACGGGCCTATTTGATGAACTATATTCATATATGCAAAATGAAATTCGGCAAAATCCGGACCGCGAAGTAGATTATAAATCAGCGATGAATATGAGCTACAATGAACGCCAGATTTCGTTCATGAACCGATATTTTATTTTCCAAAAAGTGCGAAATGTGAATACTGAGAAAATGGGCAAAATATTGGAATTGAAAAAAGTGGAAGTAGACGAAGATGAACCCAATGAAGAATTTAAGGGTAAAGATAAAGATAAACCATTGAAAAAAGGTCGTAAATTAAAAGTGCCTAAAATTATCTTGGAAAAATATGAACCGACTGAAACTGAATCATTGGACCCATTGGACCCCCCATTTGTAGTTCATAGTCCTGATTTTCCGCCGCCAATACCATTAGCTCCTGCATTAGAACTAGATACAGGGTCTAAAAACGAATCTAAAAACGAATCAGAATCCAAACCCGAAATTAGCACTAATAAAACATATATTATCAAGGCAAAACGACCAAATGCCGAAGCTAATACAACACGCAAAAATACAAATACATAAATACAATATTGTATATCTGAAATAATATAGACGTTTGTCCATATTATTTAGTATCATTTTACCTAACATTATTATATTTCAAAAATTCCATGATACATTTTTTATTACCAAGATTAAATAATGATTTATATAAATATATTGACCATAATAGCAGTGATTTGATACCACAATCCGTTATATCAAATTCGCTATCATACTATTTATATGATATAAAGAGCCGGATTAATGAACATGAGATGGATTGGAATACATACAAGAAATATACAAATCCGTTTGAATATATTAATACTATTGTTCCACATAAACGCAAATGTATTTCCAAATTAAAACCCCTTTCGCGGTCGTATTTTAAAATGGTAGAAATCATCACGTTTTTCAAATTGGGGTTAGAAACGGCATATCCATTGAACACGTTTCATTTAGCTGAAGGTCCGGGCGGATTTATAGAGGCAATTGCAGCATTAAGAAAACGCGATGATGATAAATATATTGGTATGACTATTTTGGCTGATTATAATGACCCGAATATTCCCGCATGGAAAAAATCAACGCATTTTTTGCGAGAACATCCGAATGTTGAAATTGAAACTGGTACAGATAAAACAGGGAATATTTTATCAGTGGCGAATTTTGAATATTGTTATAAAAAATATTCGTCATCTATGGAAATCATCACGGCCGATGGCGGATTTGATTTTACCGCGGATTTCAATAGTCAGGAAATAAATATTGCGAAATTGTTATTTGGACAAGTCATATATGCACTTTGTATGCAAAAATACAAGGGGCATTTCATATTAAAAATATTTGATATATTTATGCAACATACCGTAGATATTTTGGCTATATTATCATCATTTTATGAACACGTATATATTACTAAACCGCAGACGAGCCGATATGCGAATTCCGAAAAATATATTGTATGTCGCGGATTCTTGTTTAATGCAAATACTAAATTCTATCCTACATTATACAATGCATTTAGTCATATGTTGATGGAGACAGAATCGCCGAAAATAATGTATGATTTGCGTTTTTTATCGGTATCTATTCCCCGTAGTTTTATTACTAAATTGGAAGAATACAATGCCGTATTTGGTCAACATCAAATTGAGAATATACATTTTACATTATTATTGATAGAAAATAAATATAAGAATGATAAGATTGAAAGTTTGGTTAAAACTCATGTGCAAAAATGCATGGTGTGGTGCACTAAACATAATATTCCCTATAATATTATTGAAGAGACCGTTAATATTTTTTTACCACAACGACCATCACATTATTTTACGACTATTTAGTCTTCATATATTTCATGACCATTTATAGTCAATAAATGAAGGCATGCCTAAAGCTACAAAAAAGGACTAATAGCCCCCAAAGGGGGGCTATTAGTCCTTTCTGGTAGCTTAACGGTTAACGGTTAACGGTTAGCATACATTTTCGGTCCACATGTTTTCGTCTTCATTTTTCCCGTATATTTATCTATAATTGGCGTGCATACATTTGGATAACCGATTTTGGCCTTTAGTGTATAAATATAATCTGACCCACCATATGCCGAAGCATTCGCAACCGCATTACCGTAACTGGCTCGGTATTTGAGTGCATTTGTAGACATGGTATTATATTTTAGACGCGTGATTTTTGAACTAGCCGATACGGCACCTTGCTGGGCATATTGCGAATTATTCGGTTTATAATAGAGAGGAACATAGGATGGGGAGATTAATGGTTTGAATGTAGATGAATTTATATAAGAAGTCGCCGTATTTAAAGGCGTAGTAGTGGTATTCGGATATTTTCCTTGTGCTATACCGAATAATTGGGCTGCTCCTGCACTATCTATATTAAAAAAAGGGCAATATGATGTATCATGTATGCTTGAACCTGATGCCGGAGTAAATGATGCCGATGGAAAAATTGCGAGATTTGTAACAAATGTATGTAATTCTAATAAATTCGTAATACTATTATAACTGATATTTAACAAAAATACTTTGGCGGTTGTTTGGATATTTGTATAATAATGACCATTATTAACCATTGTATTTTTTAATATTTGATTTACATCATCCACATTATAACTACCGACGGGAATAATTACACTAGTAACACCTATAGTCGCATCCGCGTCTGCACTTGTTCCATAAGCCCACTGATAACTAAATGTGACTTGATGCGATACGTGATATTTAGCACAATGATTCAACCCTTGCGGTGAATAAACATTGCCTATCGCACCGGCTGAACCGGGCATCATGGTAGAATCCCCTGACCGAATATAATTGTATTGATTCTGCGAAAATGCACGGTTACGACTTTCTAAATATTGTTTAGTAGATGTATAATATGTATCATTATTCGCATTCACATTATAATTTCGTTTTATATTACCGCTACTTCTCACACGATTTAGTGCATTTTGTGCGGGATTTAAACATACTGATTTAGATGATAGGGCATTGCATGTTCCTGGATGTTCGGTTGAGTTATTCACATAGTTAAAATCAAGTGTTTCTATTAAACCATTTTTAATAGGTGCAGTAGATATAATATATCCATTGGGCGAATTCATTTCATCAAACCGAACATGTTTTTGAGTGCATGTTTTAATTGATTTAGATACTATTTCACGGCGGTATATTTTCAATGGTTGAGCCATTCTTAAATTATACATGTTTGTATTAGAATTTGTATTCATTTGGATATTAGATGTGATTTGTTGAAACGTTTTACCTTTCCATTTATAAATGGGGATTTCATTCATGTTTAATCTAGCCAACATTTTATTTTATTATATTATATATTATATATTATAGTATAATAAATGAATTTCAAACTTCCCGCATTTCCTACAATTCCTATGATATCTAAACAGGTAGTTTTAATTAGTCTACTTGTATTTTTTCTTATTATAGTTGTGCTTTATTTTGTGAAATCTGTCCAAGAAGGGGCTGCTACTATGAATTCTACAAAAGAAGACAAAGAAGACAAAGAAGACAAAGAAGACGAAGAAGACGAAGATAAGAAAGAATCATTTCAAGAAGGTGCTACACGCATGCCGGTTTCTCAAGCAACTCAGCAATTAAAGAATGCCGAGAAAGACGCAGTCAATGCAAATAAAAAAGTAACTGCGGCTAAGGCTAGTCTTAAAGCCGCGACTGCTTCGGCGGCTAAGCCTGTTGCTCCTGCGGCGGCTAAGCCTGTTGCTAAGCCTGTTGCTAAGCCTGTTGCTCCTGCGGCGGCTAAGCCTGTTGCTAAGCCGGTTGCTCCTGCTGCTTTTCCACGCTAATAATAATAATCGTAAAAGGATATTAGAAACATAATGATATACATACTATTACTTAATAATGAATTTCGCATTATCATTAGACCAATTTAACAAAAACCAAATATTATTTTTAGAAACCAAAAAAAATATTATTATGAATGGAAATTTTACTAAACTCATTTATTCTGATTCTCATATCACAATGAATGGTTTATATTTTATATTACCGCTACATATACAATTAGTTGAATCAGTTCAAATCGCCGAACCTAATGCAGTAAGTCGCAATATTATTCGTTTTTTACCACAAACAACCGAAAATTCTGGCTATATTAATTCTTTGATTAATATTGAACATCAAATACTAGAATATTTTAAACAATATTATGGTATTAATAAATTTTCAGTATATATTTTACATGACCAATTATGCAATGGGTCTTTGAAGTTATTCAAAGATTATGTGGTTGATGCATCGGATTCGCTAAGTTCGTCAGATTCGCCGGATGATAAAAAACGCAATATACAATATTTATTAAAAATATCGGGATTATGGGAAAATTCACATAGTGTTGGGCTTACATTCAAAGTAATTGAATCTATAAAGCGACCTATTGATTTTATTTGATACTATTTTACACGCGTTTAGATATTTTATTTTCTATATTTCTTGGATTTTCTATATTTACTCTAAAAATCTGTGTTGTAGATAAATTAGCATGTTTATATTTGTCTTTAAGTTTTTGGTTTAACTCGTGTAAAGTGATTGTTTTATTTTTATTTATTTCATCAACTAAAAACTTAACATATTCCCAACGCATTAAACTTCTTGGGATGCATTTGAATATTTTACAAACTTCTTCTTGTGTTTTATCTTCAACTAAATAATATTGAACTGCGGTTAATTTATAATCATTACTTTTATGAGAAGGCATATATTATTGAATTATTTTTTCATAAAATTGATTAATAAAAAAATTGAAATGTAATACTTAAACAAATAAGTATTACATTATTATATAAAGATGAGTGAATTAAACGCAACAGAAGAAAATACGCAATTAATAATTATTAATAAGGGGACTGGTGCTGGTGGTGCGAATACAAATTATTATGGAAAAAAGTTTGAAGAAAAAACTAATAATCAGCAAAGATTATTAGAAATGGGATATACCAAAAATAGTTTTACAAAAAAACCCAAAAAAGCATATGACTATTATTTATCAAAAACATTTGAAGATAAAACAATTGTGTTTGTATTACAAAATGGACTAAAAATGTATATGAAAAATAAATACAATATTGATTTGTTTAGATGTCCCGATGAAGCGTATATTATTGAATATATAAGCGGTAGAAAAGTAATAAAAATATTAGAAAAAAAGGAACAAAATGTAGAGGGTTCAGTAGAAACTAAACTATGGTCTGGACCTTCGCTTAAAAGAGAGTATGAATTAGTTTTGGGTGCAGAGTTTGAGGTGTTTTATGGATTTTGCGTAAGCGAGTTTTTGAAAAAGAAACTTATTTCAAACGAAAAAAAATATACAATATTAAATACAATATTTAATGAAAATAATATTGCGGTTTTATTTGGCGACGATGAAAATTATTTTGAAACATTTGATACATGGTTTAATAATTCTTTATAATAACTTCTTTTGCCTTTGCGTCTGGATTTTTGGAATTAATTGACCTTTTACATAAAATTGATAATGTGCTATATTTTTCATTTGTAAAGTTTTCACGCACTAAACTCACATCAGCATTACTTAACATTATTTTTTTATTTGTATCGGTTAAAATATGTATTAATTTAAATAAATTGTTATGGTTTTCTATGTTAAACCCATTTTCAGTATATCCTACAAATGAAGTATCTGTTTCGGGAGCATATGGAGGGTCAAGATATACAAAATCATTCGGTTCTACAATTGTTAGTGATGTATTAAAATCACAGCATTCAAATACTACATTTTGAATTAAATTATGTATTTCTTCTAAATGTTCTTTATTTATAATTTCTGGATTGGTATAGTGTCCGTATGGAACATTAAATCCTTTTGGACCAACCCTAAATACACCTCTAAAACAAGTTTTATTTAAGAATATAAACATAGCAGAACCTAATATACTTTTTTTATCAGTTAAGCATAATTTATTATATTCACTTCTTATCCAATAATAGTAATTTTCTTTTGCGATTTTTGCTTCTGCTATATTTGTTGGTGTTCTATTTATTTCTCCATTTCCACATTCGTTAAAATCCGTAATAATAGTTTGCAGTATATCATATAATTCATTATGGCGTGTTTGAATGTTTTTGTAAATATAAATTAATGGTTCATTCAAATCATACGCATATATATTACCTTGTATCTTTATAATCTTAATTTTTACATAAGATAATAAAGTTAATAAAACACTACCTCCTCCTAAAAATGCTTCACGATAATTATTTATTTCAACTGGAAAATCCGTAATAAGTTTATCTATTATTTGGGTTTTTCCGCCAACCCACTTTAAAATCGGTTTGGGGATATGTATTTTTTTTGTAGGGACATCTTTAACGAGTTTATTATCATAAACAATTTCAATATTGTTAATTGTGTCGCTTGGTGAAGTTTTTTTAATTTCAATTAATTTTTCTTTAACAGCATTATCTATCATTTCTTTTATTTTACTTTCAACCACACACGGATTTTTTTTATTAGTATGTGTTGTATAGTGAGATTTTTGGTTAAACTCTTTTCCGCACTTTTCGCAATTGTATTTACCCATTTTTAGTTATATATATAACATAATATAATATTTTTAAATCAATTTTTTAATATATAGTTTAATATACCCAAAAATACCTAAATATAGGTATTCCTAAATTATTTCAATAAAATTACAATTTACATTTTAGACAAAAACGGCGTTTGAAATGAGAAAAGGTGTAAAAATAATAATTTGTAAAAATGGGCGTTTGAAATGAGAAAAGGTGTAAAATCACCTTTTCCTGAAATTTCAAAATATCATACTTCTTCACCATATCGCATTAACTCAATTTTTCTTGTAATATGAGTACTAGTAATTGTCTTAACATACATAACTGTTATTTCGGGGTGAATCGTCCAAAATAGTAGCAAAATCATATTGAGTTCGGCTAAAATATTCAATAATTTTTTCTCTACTTATTTCAGTAGACATTATTATATATATATTATATACATATAATTTTTTCAATCTCACGGTGTTTGATCTATATTAGTAAAACAACATAAATATATTGTTACATATCACAATATATTTATCAATATAACTCCATGTCTATTCCTAAAATTATACATCAATTATGGATTGGGCCTAAACCTTGTCCCATTAATTTAATGAATACATGGAAAGATAAGCATCCCGATTACGAATATATTTTATGGACAGAAAGTGAAATTGAAAAACGGGGCATCACATTCGTATGTTCTAGACAAATTGAAATGATACATGAAATCAATGGAAAGGCCGATATTATGCGATGGGAATTATTGTATAAATACGGCGGCGTTTTTGTGGATGCAGATTCTATTTGCATTGAACCACTGGACGATTTTTTCATGAAAAAAAAGGCATTTGCTACATATGAAAATGAAAATGTTCGGGCAGGATTAATCGCCACGGGAACGATGGGCTTTATACCTCAATATCCATTATGCCGCGATATTATTAATTGGATAAATTCGGATGATTCTACGGATAATATTAAAAAATTTCGGGCTTGGTATAGTGTCGGTCCTGCATTATTGACGCGATATTTGGATTCGGGGAAATATCGCGATTTCTCGGTATTTCCGAGCCACTGTTTTTTACCGAATCATTTCACGGGATTAAAATATGAAGGTCATAAAAAAGTATATGCACATCAAGAATGGGGGACGGCCAATCAGAGTTATGATACGATGAATTCGGCGATATTACCTATAGAGTTATGCGAGCCAACCATTTGGATTTCTGTTTTGGTATCAAGTTATAATACGGATCATTACCATATTCGCGAATGTTTGGATTCTATTAAAGCACAAAATGGACATTTTGGTATAGAATTAGTATGGGTAAATGATGGGTCAACTTCGGAAAATACTGCGATTCTGGAATCCGAATTGGAACTATTTAGAGATAAAACGCGGTTTTGTAAAGTGATATACGAAAAAACGGCGGATAATCGGGGAACTCACGATTGTCTGAATCGCGGTATCATATTATGTTCTAATGAATTGATTTTTAAAATGGATTCGGATGATATTATGCTCCCCGAACGAATTCGCATTCAAATGGCGTTTATGGGAAAAACGGCTGATTGTGTTGTCTGCGGGTCTGCGATACAATTCTTCAAAAATGATAGTATTGAAGACCCACAGTCAAAAATGATGCAAATGGAGAAAAAACATGCACTGGTATTTACTTGGGCCGATTTTTTGAAAACCCGCCCGGACTGGTTTTTGAATCATCAGACTTTGTGTTTTCGCAAATCGGCGGTTCTGGCCGTCGGTAATTATAACAAAAATCGGTTATATACATCTATTATGGAAGATTATGATTTAGAATTGCGATTATTGAAACGCTATGGTCGTGTATACTCTTTACCTGATATATTATTATATTATCGTATTCATCCAAAACAATTAACGTATCTACATATAACTGATAGTGTTGAAAACCGGACTATTAGAAGACAAATAATAGATGATGCTATATCATTTACTTGAATGGTGTAAATGTTACAAAGCCATTCGCATACTCGCCCCTCGTCTACCCGATGGACCCGCAATAAATGGCGGTTTATTAGTTCTTATATCATAAACCGAACGTTTATTCGGGTTTTCTTGGAATTCTGTCGTGAAATCAATTACTTTTATATTACCACTATTATAATCTTGGACCGATAAATTATACCGTAAATTGCTGATTGAACTAATTCCTTCGGGAACTTGTTTAATATATCGGTCAAACTCGCCGCGGTTTACCCCCTTTGTTACGGTTTTTGTGGTTTGACTAATATTGGGGTCACGTATAGTATAAAACTGACTTCGGTCTATCGTAATATTGGCTATTTGGGCCCGTTTATTCAACAAATTATCTTCAAATCCCCATGCCCAATAATTGGGGAATCCATTCATTTTTTCAAAATCTTGGCCAGTAATGGAAACAATTCCGCCTAATGTGAAATTATATCCATAAAAATGCTTGATTATTCCTTGACTTGTTTCGTAATTGATTAATCCTTTTTTGATGGGTATTGTATCTACATCATTGAATACAATTGTGATGTTTTTATAATCATTGGGGTATAATCGCTTAATTAATAGAAATCCGATATTTTTCATAGCACCACGATTAAATGTGCGATTATCGCCCTGTTCTATGAAAAATATTTTGTAATACTTTTGGTCCATATCTTCTAGTATAATGGACATTTTATCCGTAAAATGCTGTTTATCTTCACTGCGGTCTCTATAGGGTATTATAAATACAATCTTGGGAATATGTGCGATGATTTGCTGAATTGACCCATCTTCATTAAATACTATATCGGGATATGTAGGTTCTGGAATTATATCTATTATAATATTTGATGTTGGTTCTGGAGTCGGTTCTGGACTAGGAACGGGTTCTGGAGTCGGTTCTGGGGTCGGCTCGGGGGTCGGCTCGG